AATCTCTTGCAGGATTTCAGGAGGGGCAGGCGCATCAGTACCGCCAATTTTGGCTTCTTTGCGGTACTTCGCAGCTTTTTTGTCGTCTTCAGTCATGATTAACCTCAATACATCTTGCATTTGGTTTTGCCGCGAGAGGCAATGCCATCTGCGCGACTTGATGCGGTCATGCCGCCAGAAGCCATCTTCTTGACTTTGCCACCCTTTTTCATGGGGTTGCCAGCTTCGTCGTAACCACGACGGCCACCCAAGAAATTGCCAGCTTCGTCGTATCCGGGTTGGCCACCCTTAAACGGGGCTGCTGCTGGCGCACGGCGCGGCTTGTAGTTTTTCATACCTTCTGCGGAAGAAGACATCGTGCTTGGTGGCTTTGCGGAAGAACGACCTTCGTTACTGTAGTTGTTATTGGGTACAGAACGTGTGCCACGGCTCATACCGGCTTCCAAATTAACGCGAGAAGAATCGCCACGGGGGGCGGTCTTGTCGGTAGTAGGAGCGCGAGGAGGCGTGGGTTTTTTAGGGGCCGCAGGCGCTGCCTTCTCAGGCATGACAACGTCGGCCTCAGTAATTGGTTTACTGTCGCCGTCAGACTTTTTCATGTAGTCAGTAATTTGACGACGTGGCTCTTCCTTATCTTCGACTTTTTTAGTGTCGCCGGTGTAAGAACTGGTCTTTTGGTCGCCCGCGTCATCTTTGTCCTTGCCTTTGGACGCCATGTACGCTGCGCCCGCAAGAGCAGCAAGACCCGCTAACCTGCCTAAATTTTTCTTTGCCATGATCGGCTCCTTAAATCAGCACTTGCCTTTTGACATGCCGCCGTTTTTCATGCCCAGAGGTTTAGAGCCAGACATTTTGACCGTAGTACCTTTGGAGATACCGCTCTTTTGAATAGCGTGCTCGCCTTTACCTTTGTTGCCGCCGGAAGGAACTGCGCCCATCTTGGCCTTAGTGATAGCACCGCCGCCAGCCATTTTCTTCATGCCAGCTTCCTTCATTTCGTGTTTAACCATAGACTTGGGTGCGCCTTTGGATTTCATGAAGGACACTTCTTTTTTGACCATTGCTTTAGATTCTTTCATCTCGCCACCCTTTTTAAAAAGTTCAGCCTTACCTTGATTGGTTTTTGGCCTGTTTACCACTTGACGGTCAGCCCGGGTTGAAACCGATCTGTCCTTCCCGAATTTCATACCCTTACTTGCTTCGCTGAAGTCCTTGCCTACGGCTTTAGGTACTTTAACTTTCTTTGCAAATGCTGGGTTATGGGCCACAGCATCCATGAATTTCTTTTGTTTTTCACTCGTTGCTGGCATCTTCGTCTTTCTTGCGGTTAACAAGTTTCTGCACAGTGTCAGTTTCGTAGATACGAATAGCGACCCAAATAATACTGAGAACCGCAGATACGGCAGGTAAGAATTCCACAAGAGTTCCTATGACGGTGAGGATAGAAGCACCGTCAATCATGTGCTTAACAGTTTCTTGATCTTGTTGGTTCATACAAACCTACCCCTCGTTTTGCCTTGGGTGGCGCAGCCGTCAGCCTGTGTTACGTATCCACCATCAGCGCAGTTCCAAGCTCTCAAGGACTTGTTAATCCTCGAATCCGGATCGCGTGCGGTCTCGGCGCTCGTAAGTTTCGCTTTCATCCCCTTCATACGGGCGCAAAAAGAGTCTCGCCTGCTGCCGCCCTCGGGTTGAGGACGCTTCAACCCCGGCTTCCCGGGATTTGCTGCGTTGTAGGAAGCCCGACCTTTGGCGTTCAAACCGCCCTTCTCGGACTTCCCTTCTTTGCGTTGCCATGCTGGTGACTTAGCCATAGAAAATTGTGCAATGAATATCCGCCGCCAAAAACACGCGAATGCCTTGATTCGCCAAAATACCTTCCCCGGGAATCACCATCGTAAACGCCGTAGCGTTTGAGGCGTCAGCCTGAAGCAACATCTTGTTGTACACAGTCACGTTACCGCTTGCTGCGCCGCTGTTTGCTACAGTTACCGTGAAGACGTTGGAGTTTGTCACGGTCACTTGGTATGGGTTATCCGTCAAATCCCAGTCCAAGTACACCCATTGGCCTGTAGACAAACCGTGGTCTGTTGCGGTCACAGTTGCGGTGGTTGTGGCGCGTGTGTATGTACCGGCTATCGAGGTATTCTCAACAAAAGCTGAATAACCCGTAGCACCGCTGAAAGGAAATATTACAGCCCCCTTCAAACGAGTTCGGTACGGAACCATCAGGCCAGAAGTAGCCGCATGTTGCGACTTAACATCATATTGCATCGTCATTTTGTTGCTCCGGTTCTGGTGCTTCTAGCCTGTTTATGAGCATCTTGTACGCTTGGATCGTGGCCTGAGCCTGAATTAAAAAGGCGTTTGCCTTGTTTGCCTCAGTCTCTAGGCTACGAATCTCAGTCTCCAAGAATTCCTTGGTGATCTGCATATTAAGCCGCGCTAGAGCACATGATGTAATAAGGCGTACCGTCTGATGCCACGACTCTCAAAGTCTTGGCAATAGTGGCAGTGCTTGTTACAAACAAAGCTGCGGGGATGTTGAACAAGTTTGCAACAGTGCCTGTACCGCTGTTTGTGAAGCGGATGAACGAAGCGTTTGTCCAAGTGCCGCCAGAAGCAAAGTCAGAATCAGCTTGGATAGCTGCAATTGTGCCGCCGGGGTTGGTAGAAGAACCACCCAAAGTGGCGCGAAGAGCGTTGCCCGCACCAGAAATAGTGCCAGAACCGTTGATGCTCAAGCTAACGTGAGCGCCGTTGACAGTACCGCCAGTAGCTGCGCCAGCACCTGTGACTCGCGTCAGTGCGCGAATGGTTTCGCCAGAGCCGGTAGAAGTAAATTCCAAGCGGCCATAAGACAACCGTGTATCGCCAGTAGCGGCAGAAGTTGTAGCGTATGACTCGGATATATTGCCAGCGGCAGTCTCAACGATAGGACTGGAAGCTGTTCCGGAGATAAAGCCATTTTGTGATATGACTGGGCCGGAGAACGTGGTATTTGCCATGATTGTTCCTTACATGCAAGTGAGGGTGTTCTGTCTGCATGTCGTCAGCCGGGACTGTCAGAACACCGGATAACCCCGGAATGTGTTCAATATACACCAAAAGAAAAAGGGGCACAAGGCCCCTTTCTCGGTTTATCAGGACGAACCTGAAGAACCCCACATACCCAATGGGTCAGACCAACCGAAGCTGTAACGCTCGCGAGCTTTATAACGGACGTTGCCGGTGTCGAAGTCGCCGTCCATGCTGTTAGACAGCGGGGTACGAACGAAGTGCTTCAGACCGTTAGGCACGTCAGTTGTCAGGAACCAAGCGTTGGTGTCTGTCAAGAAGTGATTGACAGCGTAACCTTCGGGGATTGCGCCCATCTGTTTGATAGCGTTGATGTCGTTATCAGCAGTGGAAACACGCAGTTCAGTGTCAAGCAAACGCTTGGCAACGAACATGAGTGCTGGAGGCACAATCATTTTCTTGGGCTTAGCGGCGATCAACAAGCCACGCTCATCAGTCCAAGCGGCGATTTGAATAACGGCGGCTTCCAAAGAAGTCTCGTTCAAATCAACTTGGGTGGTGGGGGTGTTGCTGTTGGTTCCGCCAGAGATCAAGGGGTGGCTTGCGTTGAACAAGGACACGCCGTCGCCACCGGGGTAGCTATTGCTAAAGCCATTGTTCAGGACGGCAGCAGCCTTGACCTGTTTGGTGTATGCCATAGCACGAGCCAATGACTTGGTGTAACGAGCAGACAAGCTGTCGTACAAGTTATCTTCAATCGCTTCTTCAGTGATTGAGAAACCCAAGGCGATGGTTTCGTGTGTATAGCGGGTTGACCATGCTTCTTGTGCATTGTCGTAAGCGATGGCAGAGCCTTCGTTCTTGACGGGTGCGGCAGAGAAGCCGGACAGTTTGGTTTCTTCTTCAAACGAACGCTCAGAAGTCTCGGTTTCGTAGATTTCTTTGTGTTCTTCGCCGTAGCGAGCGTACTCCATACCGAACAAAGCGTTCAATCCGGGGAGCAACTCTTTCAGCAGTTGTGCGCGTGAAATAGCCATGATTTAGCTCCTTGATTAAACGCCAGAAGCGATAGTGGTTGTATGAATCTCAAAGTTCCAACGAACGATGATCTCGGGGAACACGATGTTGCCAGAACCGTTGACATAAGATGTCTCGGGCACAACGTCAACGACGTTCAAGGGCAGTGTTCCTGTGGTTGCAGATGATGCAACAGCTACACGGCTATCGCCAGTAGTTGTCAAACCAGTGTTCTGCACCAATGCTACGTTAGTGCCAATAACGGCAAATTGCGTAGTGCTGGAAGGCAACAAGCCAGAAGTAGCATCATCGGCAGTAGCGCCAGTGGCAATCACAGCTTTGAACAGGGTGTCAGGGTCATTACACACGTAAGCGGTAATAACTGTACCTGTTGGGGCAGTAGTGTTTGCTGGGAAGTACTGAGCGAAAATAGTCTGACCTTGCGCGTTAACGTAAGAACAGCCCAAGAAAACGCCCATGATCTGTGAAGTTGTCACAGTTGCACGAGCAGTTGTAATGGCGGATTTGATAATCGTGCCATCGTTAATCATCTCGACGGGGTCACCGTAGAAGATGCTTGTGTTGTACGCCGAAGCAATACGGTACTGGCGAGTTGCACCTGCGAAAGGTGTACCACCGTACAGATTGATCGGCTTCAGCCCGTAAGGGGCGTTTACCGTTGGATAAGCCATTTGAAAGACTCCTAAATTTTAAGAACCAGAACCGAACGAAACCTTAGATTTCTTATCGACGATCATCGCCATATTAGACCTAGAGTCTTGTTCACGAAGGAAATTGTTGTCCACCGAGTCCATTTGAGATTGGTTCAAGTTCGCAAAGTGTTGCGCACGTTGTTCCATAAACTCTTTTGGAATACGACAGAGCAACAGCCCGCCGATTTCGATACCGCCTCTAAAGCGGCCGTCAACGGCAGCGTGCATCATGAGTTCAGGATAGTCTTCTGCTTTGCAGGGTTCGTATCCTTCTCGTAACTTAGAAGAGATATTGCTAGGATCAGCAACACCCATAGTGCTCAATCGAACATACCGATGCTTCCAGCCGGGACGCTCATCTGGCATTGGAAGAGCTTCGGGGGCCTGCCAAGACGAAGGTCTATAAGTAGTTGCCCGTGATTCCAAGCCGCGATCCGAACGGTTTTGTTTTGCTTCAGTCATGATTAAACACCTTTTCTAAGTAAAGCAGCCTGTCTTGCATATTCTTCAATTGGCACCCCAAGGCGACGCGCTTGCGCGGCTTCTGATGCTTTCAGTCGAATACGATTTGGCGGAGTACTCCG